CCCGCCTCATCCGTCGTCGTAAAGACGATGTCCTGTTCTTTCAGAGCCATTATTTAGCCCCCTCCTTTGTATTCAGCCCGTAGTCAGGCTTTGACGTAGAGCGATCTCGAATCGCGCTGCACGTCTTGTGTTTCGCGAAGTCCGAAGCCTCAGCCTTTGTGACGACCTCGGACTTCTTTGCGAACTCTTTGCTAATTTGCTGACTCTGCTTCTCTTTGAAGTGAGCCAGCCCTATCAAATCAAGAAAAGAGTTAGCCATCGGAATGCCCCCTTATGCAAAGAGGGCGTCGATCTCTTCGTTCGTAATGCCAGTCATCGTGATCATCGGAGCCATCGGGTCCCAACTCGCGCCATTCCAAACGACATTCATCCCGGCGTCGATCTGATGAGCAGGATCGGCAGTCTCGACGTTGTACATATCGCCGGCTTTCACATCCTTGGTCGGCAACGCCGCATAGTTTTCGACGGAACCCTTGTAGTTCACAGCGCTCGCAATGTCCGTTTTCAGCGCGTACGGCGTGAGATCGATATTGACGCCCTTAGTTGTGATCGGCAGAGCGCCGCCGTTGACACTCACCTTTTCGAGTACGTTCACTTGTGCGCCCACAGCGACTCCTTGCAGCTTCGTGAAGTCGGCAGCAGACATCAGACCCGCAGCATCAGCCGTGGCCGGACCATACGTCGTGTCCTGCGCCGGGATACCAAGAGCCGTAATGTCACCCTTGACGACCTTCGTCCCGAGAGTGACGTGCCCGTTACCGTCGGTCGTGATTTTGTAGAGACCCGCCGCAAGAGCGCCTGCCGTCACGGTCGGATGGACATAAACGGGCGTCTCAACGTCATTGATCTGGATGTTCCCGTTCGTTTCAGAGTTTTCGACCTTCGTAGCCTGAGCCGCGATACCTTGCAACTTGGCGAAGTCTTCCTTGCTCATCAGACCGTCTTTCTGAGCCGTTGCAAGCTCATAGATCGTCTGCGGCATCGTCACCGTTGCGAGAGTTGCACCAGAGACGCTCTTCAGCGTGATCGTGCGCCCCTCGATCGTCATCTGCCCGGCAACGACCGTCTTCAATTTGCTGTCGTAATGAGTCAAACCTTGCTTGTCTAAAAAAGCATTCAAAGCACTCATTTTTCTCACTCCCTTTACGATTAAAAAAGATTGTCAATGAAAGAGTTGTCGATGCGTTCGACAAAAGAGGTGCCATCCTGACCGTCCTCTCCGTCCTTGCCTGGCGCACCATCCTTCCCCGGCGGCCCCTGAATGCCTGGGACCTCAACGGTAACGACCTTGGGAACGATGTCCTGACATTGAGCATCGACTTGAATTTCTTCTTCTGGCGTGATTTGCGCAGTAATTGCGAGCTCACGCCTTGCGCGCGCATTTAACACGAGTCACCTCCGGGGAGACCTTGATTTTTCCCTCAACGACCCGCGTGATTTCGCCGTCCGGAGACTGAAGCTCCAAGTCGTACAGCACCGTGTCACCCGGGTACCCTTCTGTGTTTTCATGTTTGAATTTCGCTGTGACCTTTCCCGCCGATTCATCGAGCAGAAGACGACCATTACACGTCGTCAGCGTGTCAATTGCTTCCTCGCTGAATGCGTACCTGCGCAACTGCATGGCGGCTGAATATCCTGTCAGGTCAAGCGGACCGTTCTTGTCGCTCAGGATGAAGGACACCGTCTTATCGGAGCCTTGATCGAGCGTGAAATTTTTGACCGCTGCCATGTTTCCACCTCCTTCAACTCAGGCCGTAATCGGGCTTTTCAGGAGCGCGGTCCCTTCGATCGCCAATGTCCTTCGAGAGATTGACAGAGATCGTTCCGTCAACCTCAACGTCGACGTTCTTGCCGATCTTGATGTGCCCCAGCTTGTCAGCAGTTGCAGCCGTCAGCTCGTGGACGATGCCAGTTGCGACAGCGCCCGTCTGGTCGACGGCTTCAGGAGCTCCGCCCGCACCCGGACGGATCAACTTCCCCGCATTCTGTGCGGCCATGAGGCTCTTGTATACCTCGTCTGAAACCGCCACCTTGTCGGCGGGCATGACATCCACCGACACAATCTCCGTGCAGTAAAAAGCGCGTTGAGACGCGCTGTAGAAGTAAGCCATTCTGTCCTCTCCTTTCAGAATCCGAGTGCCATCCAAAGCGCCGGGACTTTACCGTTTGCGTTGTGCTTGAAGGTCGCGTTCCCCTTCGTCAAGCCTGTGGCAACGAAGTCCGCCACGACCTCACCGGTAGGCGTTGCATTTGCGAAAACAGCGCTCGTCGGAAAAGCAACCGGGAAGGCAACAACGGTAGAGCCATCGGCAGCAATTGAAGCCTTGCCCCATTGCACGATCAAACCATTCGGCAACTTCTGAAAGCCGCTGTCGCCATGATTCTTCAAAAAGGCAGACAGCAACCCAAACGGCGTCACAGCCTTCGTGTTGTCCTTTCCTGAAAGCACTTCAGCCGGAACGGCGATGCGGATCAAACCGGTGCGGCTTTCCGTCGCTGTTCGAGCGCTGAGACTATTCGGCGTGACGGCACGCGTTCCATCTGTTCCCGCGATCGTTTCTTCATTCGTCGCAAGCTCGACAACGCCGAGAGTCGTTGTCGTTGCGGGCGGGTTCAAGAAGTTCGTATCGCCGAAAGCGATAGAATCCGCAGAGAAGTCCGTCACCGCAAGATCAATCGCGAGCAGAGCCTGCGACTGTGAAGCCTTCTGGATGATCGGAACCGTCTGCGAGCAAACCGCGAAAAGGGTTCCGCTCGCCGTGTAGAGACCGACCTCATAGACCGTGTAGGCCTCAGTCGAATCGTCACGAGCC